TTTTATTGGCTATTCGATCAAGATTTGCCTGGTGTTTTTTCTCTTCTGCATCTTGCGCAGCTTTTAGTTCTTCGGCTTCTTTTAACCTTTCAGCTTCTTTTTCAGCTTTAAGTTTTTTAACCGCTTCCAATTTATACGACGTTGTCATAACAAGCCTCTAATTTTATTTTCTAATTCAAGCAATTTTAAATCTGCATTTTGTTTCAATCTATCAATCGCCACTTCAAGTTTATCATCTGCAATTTGTTTTTGCACATCCATGCGCTCCATCTGTAGTTGGGCGTCGACCATTTTCTCTTGCGCTCTTTGGTCTTGTTTCTGTGCAAACTGTTGATTTTCAAGATCCAATTCTTTGTCTTTAAGGTCTAGCTCCCTTTTTCTGATATCAACCAGTGGATCTTCGCTTCCGCTCATTCCTATCGATTGTAAAAACTCACCAGCTAACTGTGCCATGACAGTTGAGCTCATTTGCTCCATAATCATTTGTATTTGTTGGCCAATCATTTGTGCCTCTTCTGGCGTGACTTGTTGCATCTGTGCTTGGATCTCAGAAATCCTTTGCTGCATTTCTGGCGGCATCTGTTCTTGAGCCATTTGTGCGGCCATAAATTGTAAATGTTGCATGCAATGGCTGATAATCAATGCTTGTACCTGGGGACTTTGCTTGACAATCTCTGTAAAAAATAGACTTCTGTGCGTTTCCAAGTGTGCTTCATGGTTCTGTTCAGCAAATGCTTGCGCTGGTTGTCCCAATAACAAAGTGGAGTTTTCAGTCCCGGCATCCACTGGTTTTGGTGTCATGTCTGGCGGTGGTTGCAATAGTGAATCGACGTTATCCACACCCAGAGCTGCATACATTCTTCTATACGCTTCATAAATGCCCATCGGACCATGTATTTCTGGATTCGATTGAACCATTTGCAATAACTCTTGTGCCAAGGTCACTCTCTGACTTTGTGAGAATATATTGGGATCTGATACTGGAATGATATCTACACGATTATCAAAATCTTGCTGTTTGATCTCACTAGGAGCTGTGCCATTTTGGAATGTGTAAACAGGCGGTAACGATTCGCCAAACACTTTTGAAAGTAAGCCAAACTCTACTTTTTGTGAATGATGCAATCTTTTGTGGATCGCACTCATTACTTTCGTGCCGCGCTCTAGTAAAGCAACTGTGGTGCCGACGGGCATGGCTTGGTTCATATCCCCAACATTCATATCAGCTATGGCCGCGAATCTTTTACCGGAGTCAACCAAGATTCCTAATAACTGCATCAATACATTGCTTGGCTCTTTAATCGGCAAAGGTATTAAGTTTTCTCTTAGAGATCCACCTGTGGTGTCAATATCCCTAAACTCTCCTGGTTGCAATGGATCATCTTCGTCACGGATCCGCATGCCTCTGGCTTTGAAACCAGCTGGCAAATTTGCCAATGTTCCAGCATCGATCAACTGTCTCAATATAGATGTTGATGCTTTTGATAGGCCACCAATCATGTGTGACAGCCCGAGGCCATAAAAACCGAGCCCAGGCATAAACTTGTATTGCACAAAATAATTGATCTTGTTTTTAAGCATATCATTCGGAAGGTAGTTTCTTCTGATTGACAACACTTTTTCTGAATCTTCTTCGATTGTAACGATATATGGCAACTTCAATCCGGTTGGATTGCCGTTTTGGTCCATGTCCTCAAAACCTTCGATATCCAAAACTGTATGTACTTCATAAACTGTTCTGTTCCGGTTTTCTTTGTATGAAGGTGAAATGCCTTGTATCTCATCAATCGCCTCTTCGACATCGGACATATCTTCATTGTATGAATCTGATCCAATATCTACGTCTGCATAAAAACCACTAAGTTGTTGTTTTTTAATTTCATTTGAAGACATGCTTATGGCATGCGTAATACGCTCTGCGCTGCTGATATCAGCTGCTTCGTAAGGCACAATTAAATCTTCTGGTGGTATAAACTTAGAAACCGCTCTGTTTAAAACAAAATCAAAATAAACTTTTTTGAATGTTGATCCGGCCAATGGCAAATAAAATAACATTTGGTCAAGCTCTGGATCATACTCCTCCATTACATTCATTATGTAATAATTCATAAACTCCTGGACTCTTTCTGCCTGGTCTTCTGTCTCGACTGTGCGAGCCCCAACTATTTCTGTTTTTACGGGACCTTTGGCTGGCAGCATCTCTTTGTAAGCTTGGGCTTGAAATTGTGTGACTGCTTCTGCCAATATTGGGTGAATTACACCAGAGCTGCCTTCAAATGGTTGAGATCTACCTTCGTCGAATTTCATACCGAGATATTGCAAGCCCTCGGTGTATGTTTTTTCCCATTCACTTCGTGACTGTTTATCGCCTTTAATTGAGCTCAAAATATCACCAGAAATACTTTGCAGAATGTCGTCTGGCAATAGATCCACTAGATTTGCATTGAAATCATCGGATATCTGCGGTTGATTCGCATCTATCTCATCGTCAATCAATACTTGTTCATTATCAACCAGTATTTGAGCTGCTTCCCTAATTTGATCTTCTCTAGTGGTATCTGGGAAGACTTCAACCGCAGATCCCTGGACTCTGACGTCCGGGTTATTTTCTGTTCCTAACTGTTTGTCAATCGCCATATTTTTTTAGTGTAGCACTCTTGGACTGTGATAATCCATATCAATTAAATCTGTCAGCTCACCATCTACTGACAAACCATGATACTCTGCAATCGTTTCCGCGTCTTCTAAATTTTCTGCATGTATATCTGGGCCAGCGTAATTTTTGCCGTCCCATTCAAAACTGGTCACAAATATTTTTAGTAATAAACTGTTCTGTTCTTCTTTAATAATCTCACCTCATCTTGGTAATCTTCATTCAACGAAATAAAGCCGCCTTGTCTAAATCTCATCAAAGCCATTGTAGCACTGTCACAATAATCATCATAATCGCCAAATGGAAATGATGCCATCTCTTCGATCACATCTTCTGCAAAATCATGTTCTGGTGCCCACACCATTCCAGACTCAAATATTGGCGCGACACTGTTCATTCTTGCAATTTTGTCTTGGCCTCTGCTCGGAGAATATGAGGTCACAGGTATGCCCATTCTTCTGAGCTCGTGAGTAAGCGGCGTACCAGAGGCTTTCGCCTCGATCAATACACAATCTGGCTCCCAATACCTATACTCCTCCAAAGCCATGCGCTTTAATTCTGGAAAGTCTACACGGACTCTTTTTGCATCTAATAATATGATTTCATCTGCTTCGCCCGATTCTCTATTGAAAATAGCCCAGGTTGTTATTGCCGAATAATCGGCTGTTTCTTTTTTTGAAAAAGCCGTGTCATAACTTTGTATCACATAAGAATATTCGGGTATATCTGGGTTCTCCCAACGATTCCACCATTCTCTTTTTACAATGGATCCTTCTTCTGCGGTGGGATTCTGCATCCATTGACTGTTCCATTTTGATATCGGCAAAGATGCTTTAACACCCAAAAGCTCCTCTTTTTTCCAAAATTCTGGCCATAACGGATCTTCTGATTCTGGCATAATCGCTGGAAACTCGATTACTTCCCATTGATCTGCATGATCTTCACCTTGTTTGTTTAAAACTTTACCAACCAAATCTTTGGTGCTCCAACGTGTCATTACTATCACGATGATTCCGCCGGGCTGTAATCGTTGCCTTGGGCCAGAAGTGTACCATTCGTATGCAGACTCTAAAGCCTTTGGTGAAAGTGCATCTTGCTCAGAGTGAGGATCATCAATAACCAAAAGATCCGCGCCACGACCTGTAATCGCACCGCCAACACCAGCTGCGAAAAACTCACCTTCTTGGTTGCTGGTCCAACGGCCAGCTGATTTGTTATCAGCTTGGAGCTGTAGATCTGGAAAAACGTGCTGATATTCTTCGCTGCCAATAAGGTTTCTTACTTTTCGTCCAAACCTTACAGCAAGCTCCGCTGTGTGTGTCGTTTGGATAATTTTCAGATCGCCTCTTCGCCCCATCATCCAAGCTGGAAAAAAAGTAGATGCAAACTCTGACTTAGAGTGTCTAGGCGGCAAACAAACAATTAGCCTCTTGAGTTTACCATCTGCAATCTTATTAAATTTGTCTGCGATAATTTTATGATGTCTGCCCTCAATAAACTCTGGCCACATGTGTTTTATAAATGACATGAAATCGCCCTGGCAACTGTCTTGCTTTTCGAGTTGATCGTAACGATTGATAAGCGCGAGCGCTTCTGCCTTGTCTTGCTCAGACAAAATATCGAAATCTTTGTAAGATACTTCACTCATAAGCGAGCCGGGCGGCAAGGTAGTGACGTAAAAGACCACCCGACTCTAAGCGTAAATCGCCTAGACGTAGTATTACACATCACTAAATCTCGTGCCATGGTTCATTCATAAATAACAAACTTTCTGCCTCACGCCTACGAATCAAGCCATCCAATGTCTTCCCTCCGGCCTTATTCCATCGTCGCATCTCGCTTGGTACTCTGGCAAAATTCTTGGCATTAATTTCCTTGAGCATGGTAGAGGACTTCAAATTTGAAGGCCCAAGGTTGTATGTCCAAGCAACCAATGAGTCAAATTGATTTTGTTTTAAATCAACAGTCACCAAATCGTTGACATAGCCCTCATATTCACCGAGCTCATCTTCAAGCATCTGATCTGCTTCTTCTTGTGTAATACAATCGCCCTGGCAAACATTTTTTGTATGGCCATAACCAATAGTCCATACATCCACTGCATCTTGATATGCGGTTAGTTCGCACCCCTCAAATTTTTTGATGAGCGCCTTTCCCTCTTCTGATATTTTCATTTTATACTCCCCATGTTCCGTCCGATCTGATCTTAGCGACTTTTTTACCGCCCCAATATTCAACAGCCAACTGCTCGTCAATAAGAACAGCGCAGATATCGTCGCCACTTTCACTGTATGGAATACCGAGTATACGGCCGTATTTGCCTTTGCCAAGCGATCTGACTTTGAATTTACCACTACATAACTCCTTTAATCGTTCTTTTGCTTTTAATCCTAAGACCTTTTCTTGTGCTCTTTCTGGATATCTCTTTGTGTTGATGCGGCTCTCTGGTGTATCGATCCCGGCTAAACGGACTCTTTGTTTATGCAGTCTCACATCAAATCCCAGGTCTAAAGTACAATCCAACGTATCTCCATCAACAATCCGCTCTAGGATTGCGTTATATACAAAAGCGTCTGGTGCATCACTCATTTGTTTCTCCTTCTTTGGTTGTAACCATTCTATAATAGACTACGACATCTTTGAGCTCAGTAATGTATCGTTTGAGCTCTTGCATATTGTAGGCCATCACTTCGTAATCCGGCACTGTCATTGCTAAAAATACAAGCTCACCTTCTTGTTCTTCGATGATTTTGAATTGTTCTGCATAGTTTTCTGGCGTGATGGTCAACCATCTGACTTCCTTGAGATCTATTTCTCTAGGCATCACAGGCTGGACAATCGTTCTGTCTATTGGCTTCGATGTAACCTGTATTTCTTTAGTTGGAATTAGGCTGCAACTGCAAGCCATCATCGAGATCATCAACAGTGCTGCTGAGTTTCTCAATGTCTTCCATGATATGTTTTGTGCCATTGTTTATTTTCCTTTGCATTTCTACCGGATCTGCAAGTATTTTAGCTGTTAATTTATAATTCTGAATAAACTGAGTGTATCTGTTGAGCTCCCTCATTGCTGCTTGACTCTTAATCGTCATGTCTTGGAGCTGTTGTGTTTGGAGTTGAAAATCATTCTCCAAGGTTTTGATGGTTTCTTCTTGGGTTGCGACTGCACCTTCTAGGCTTGCATTGTTGGCCTGTAGGATTGTGTTTTCATTGTAAAGCCAATATGCAAGGGCTCCCAATACCAATATAATTCCTATGAGTAACTGTTGCATTATAATTTTTTAATTATGTAGTTGAGGCCACCAGCGCTTCTGTATTCAATCAATTTATTGTCCTCATCTATAAATTTTAAATGCCTATCTTTTTGAACCATGACTCTTTTCGATATGTAAATTCTATCATCGGCATCGCCATACTCTTTGTTCCAGGACACTGTAACTTCGTACCTTGGTCTTAATAAATTTATAATCCAAGTAAAAAACTTTTTAGCAGCTTTTTTTATACTGTCCATATTGGCAGCTCATCCTTTTTACCTTTTACTTTAATCGATTCTAGTGATTTTAATACAAGTTTGCAATTCTTTGCAGTGTTCTCACCAATCAATATATCCACACCCACGTCTTTTGTTGCGCTCTCTAATCTTGCCGCAGTATTGACTGGATCGCCGATTGCTGAATAATCAAATCGAGTGTCAGATCCCATGTTACCTATGACTGCATTGCCAGATTGACAGCCGACGCCCACTTGGACTGGAGTGGATAATGTTTTGTTGAGCTCGTCTATTCCTTTTTGTATGTCTATGGCCGCTTGAACAGCTTTGGTTTCATGTTCATCGAGATCCAAAGGAGCTCCAAAAATAAACATCCCGGCATCTCCAATAAATTTATCGGTCATTCCTCCTAGTTTTTGCACAGCGTTTACCTGGACTGTCAAA